CGGCGTGGCGTATGGACAAGTAATGTCAATGTATGCAGATGGACGCATTCAAGAATGGACACGCGTATCACCAGATCGCGTTACTTATAACACAAACGCAAACCAAACTGAAATTATTGGTTACATGGTTGATGGCGTTGCAGTTCCTTCAATGGGCGTTGCAAGTCTTGTTGTATTTAACGGACTTGATGAAGGATTCTTATCTCGCGCAGGTCGCACTATTCGCGCAGCTGTTGCATTAGAAAACGCATCAGAGGCTTTTGCTAAAGAGCCAGTACCAATGATGGTTTTAAAGTCAAACGGAACAAATCTTACTAGCGAGCGTATCGGCAAACTGCTTGAAGCCTGGCGCGTAGCCCGCACAACTCGGAGTACAGCATTCCTTAATGCCGACGTTGAATTGCAGGCTATGGGAATTGATCCAAACAAACTACAACTCAACGAAGCACGTCAATACGTTGCTTTAGAGTTATGTCGTGCTGCTGGTCTCCCGGCTTACTTTGCATCTGCTGAAACAACTTCGATGACTTACTCAAATGCAATCTCAGAGCGTCGTTCACTTGTTGATTTTTCATTGCGTCCAATCTTGACTGCTATTGAACAACGAATCTCAATGGCGGATTTTGTCGGTCAAGGCAACGAAGTGCGTTATGCACTAGACGACTTCCTACGTGGCAATCCTTTGGAACGTGCGCAGGTTTACGAGATCCTAAACAGAATTGGCGCGATGAGCGTTGATGAAATCAGACAACAGGAGGACTTGTTATCATGAAAATAACAATGCCAGTAACAATCACGGCAAGCGATGCAGAATCACGCATCATCGCCGGACGTATCGTGCAATGGGATTCAGTAGGTAACACCTCAGCGGGTCAAACCGTTTTCTTGCCTAACTCAATCACTTTTAGCAAGAATACAAAACTAGTTTTAGAGCATGAAATGACAAAGCCAATTGGCAAGTTGATCGAGTGGTCACAAGATGAAACAGGTATTACTGCATCATTTAAGATCGCAAAGACAACCGCTGGCAATGACGCATTAGAGGAGGCTGCAACTGGATTACGCAGCGATTTTAGTGTAGGCGTAAAAGTAGATGCATGGGATAACAAAGATGGCGTCATGGCTATCAGCGCATCGAAGTTAATTGAAGTTTCACTCGTTACCGAAGGAGCAATCCCAGGAGCCGAAGTGGAAAAGGTCGCAGCTACTGAAACACCTGGTGCAGCTGCAACCGAATCAACCCCGGAACCTCAAATTGAGGAACCTAAGACCGAAGGAGATGACCTAGTGTCAGAAACCGTTTCAGAGGCAGTATCAACCGAGACGGTTGAAGCTGCAAAGTCAGAAGTAACAGCTGCGGCATCACGCCCAGTCTTTTACACAAATCCACGTGTAAACCTAGATGTAACAGCAGGACAGTATGCAATGGCACAGATTCAAGCATCACGCGGTGACGCAGATGCTCGCGATCTAGTTGCTGCTCTACAGGTTGCAACAGTTGCTGAAAACACAGGTATGGTTCCACCTAACTACCTAAAGGATGTTATCGGCGTAATCGATGCATCACGTCCATTCATTGATTCAATCGAGCGCGCAGCTCTACCTGCATCAGGTATGAAGGTGTTCACTCCAAAGTTGGGAACAAAGGCAACAGTTGCTTTAACAGCAGAAGGCGCAGAGTTCTCATCATCAGACACAACCGTAACCTTCCAAGAGGACACAGTTGTTAAGTTCGCAGGCGCGGGCATCATCGATGTTGAACTCCTAGACCGTTCAGACCCAGGATTCCTAGACCTATATCTACGTGAGTTGGCTGAGTCATACGCAATCAAGACAGATGCATACGCAGCTCAGATTGCATCACAGAACGCAACTGCATCATCTGCAGCAACAATCTACGGCTCAATCGCTAAGGGTATTGCTGATTCATTTGGCGTAATGCGCTCAACACCAAACCGTCTACTTGTTGCAAACACAGGTGGCGAGGATGGTATCGATTTCGCTGGCTTGCTAGGTGCAGTTGATGGCTCAGGTCGTCCACTATACGCAGCTGCAGCACCATCAAACGCTAACGGTCTCATCACACAGGGATCAACAGCGGGCTCAGTTGCAGGTCTAGGACTTGTTGTTGATGCTAACTACACAGGCGACGATGCAAACGCAAAGCACGCTTTGGTTTACCCATCAAACGCAATGCGTTTCCACGAGAGCAACAAGATCGAACTACGCGCTAACGTCGTAGCAAACGGTCAGGTTGAGATCGGTCTATACGCATATGTTTGCGTAGTAAACCGTTACCCAGCTGCTTTCCGTAAGTTGAACGTAGCCTAATCACTTAATCATGCCCCGGGGGTTGCTCCCGATCTCCGGGGCAGTTGTTTAGAGAGGACGAAATGCCAAGTATCATTACAGCCACACAGTTGAGAAGTGTGCTTGGTGTTTCGTCTGCTCTTTACAGCGATGCTTACCTCGATGACATCATCGACACATCTGAGGCAGTTATTCTGCCTTTACTAACAACTTTTGCATCACCAGTAGCCAAGGTTTCGCTGACAGATAATGTCGCAACCTTTACGACAGTAGGTATCCATGAGTTTACCGAAGGACAATCAGTCGTCATCGCAGGATGCGGATCTCCCTTTAACGGCACACGAACAGTTAATGCTGATCCAGATGCGTACACATTTACAGCAAACATCACTAATGCCGATGTTGTCGAGCGAAATGTCATTCCTAGCGGATCCGCAACACTTACAGGCGCTGCAACATATGTCGGCGTTGCTGCGGTCGAATCCGCAATCATCGTAGTTTCAGTTGAAGTTTTCCAATCTCGTACTGCTCCAGGCGGACAGATTGAAGGCGTAGATTTTGCTCCGTCTCCTTACCGTATGGGACGCAGCTTGTTCAATCGTGTTGTAGGTTTACTCGGACCGTACATCGATGTTGAGACGATGGCGCAGTAATGCCAAGCACAATCCTCTCAGCAGTTCGCACTCCTCTTGCTACCGCTCTTGCTGATGTATCTGCAAACGTATTTAGTTACGTCCCAGAGCAGATTCCGGCTCCTGCGGTTGTCGTCGTTCCGGATTCTCCATACATGGAGTTTGAGACAATCGGCAAGAGTACCTTTCGATGCAAACTAAACTATACGATTACTTGCGCAGTTGCTTACAACAGTAACCCAGCAAGCCTTGATAACATAGAACAATTAATAACAAGCGTTGTGGCGGTTATACCAGCAGGATATGACATCCAGGTGGTTGATCGACCAACAGTTACACAAGTAGGCGCTAGTAACTTGCTAGTCGCGGACATACGCGTATCCACCTGGTATACGCAGACGGCATAAGGAGAAACCCAATGGCAACAACAGTTATCACGGGTCGCGACCTAACTCTAACCATCGCTACAACAGCGTACGATGCTCAGACAACTAGCGTCACACTCGTCAATAGCCCAACGATCGACGTCTATCAGACACTCGATGGCAAGGCTTACAAGCACACAGACGACCAATGGACTCTGAACATCGAGTTATTGGCAGACTGGGGCGCAGCATCATCACTATTCGAAGCGATGTGGACAGCAGCTGATACAGCACCAAATACAACTCTTGCGGTTTCACTAACTGCAGTTACTGGTGCGGTATTTACTTGCAACGTATTGCCAGTTTACCCAACAGTTGGTGGAGCAGCCCCAGGCGCTCAGACCGATACATGGGCTCTAACAGTAGTTGGAACACCAGCAGACACATTCAGTTAAAATCTAACAAACGGGAGCAAAGATGAAACTACCAATCACAATTACATACAACTCAGGCGACCAAGCAACATACGTTGCACAACCGCCGGAGTGGGCGAAGTGGGAACGTGAGACTAAGAACCTTATTTCTCAGGCTAATGACAAGATTGGCATTTGGGATCTTATGTTTCTGGCTTACAACGCTTATAAGCGTGAAAATGCTGGAAAGCCTGTTAAGTCTTACGATATTTGGTCAGAGACCGTTGCTGATGTAACGGTTGGAGACGATAGCCCAAAAGCCACCAACCAGGAAGCATAAGGCGGATCCTCGTCAATCTAGCAATAGAGACGGGGATACCGATGCAATACTGGGAGGATGCAGACGACATATTAACCGCGATTGAAATATTGAAGGAGCGATCGGATGGCAGATGAAGTCAAGATCGCTTATGACAAATCAGATCTACGCGGTATTGCCAGGGCTTTTAAAGGTATGTCAGACGAAGCCGTTGAAGCTGCTAAAGCGGAAAGTTCTAATCTTGCTGAGTATGCTGCTGGACAGATTAAGATCGCAGCAGCGACTCGCACGGTTTCAGGAACTGCTGCTCGCCGTATTGCAGACGGAGTTAAGGTAAGCAAGACTTCAAAACTTGGCGAGTTTAGTTATGGCTTTGCACGTCAAAAGTTTAGCGGTGGCGGTTCTACTTTGGATTTGCTTTACGGTATGGAGTTCGGCTCTAATCGTTTTAAGCAGTTCCCAAAGCGTACGCCAAACAAAGGCAGAGGCAATTCAGGTTATTTCATCTATCCGACATTGCGTCAGATTCAGCCTCAGTTGGTACAAAAGTGGGAAGAAGCATTTAGCAAGATTTTGAAGGAGTGGGATTAATGGCAGGTAATAGAACCCTCAAACTTTCGATCCTTGCTGACGTCGATGATCTTAATAAGAAGTTAAAAGCAGCCAATGGCGACGTAGAAGCATCTGCCGGTAAGTTAGAAAAGTTTGGTAAAGCAGCCGGAGCAGCCTTTGCTGCAGCTGCAGTTGCTGCCGGTGCCTATGCAGTTAAGATCGGCGTTGATGGCGTTAAGGCTGCAATCGCTGATGAACAATCACAGTTAAAACTTGCCCAATCATTAGAGAAGGCAACAGGCGCTACTAAAGAGCAGATCGCAGCAACTGAGACATCGATTGATAAGATGGCTCGTGCTACTGGTGTAGCCGATGATCAACTACGTCCAGCCTTGGCGCGCTTGGCTCTTTCGACAAACTCAACCAGCAAGGCTCAGGAATTACTGGCTCTTGCTCTTGACATCTCAACCCAGACAGGCAAGCCCCTCGAAGGCGTTGCCAATGCTTTGGGTAAGGCTTACGACGGTAACACCGCAGCTCTTGGCAAGTTAGGCGTTGGTTTATCATCTGCCGAATTGAAAGCAATGTCATTTACAGACGTTCAGAACAAACTCAGCAACCTATTTGGTGGCGCTGCTCAGGCTAACGCTCAGACTTTCCAAGGTCGCATGGATCGCCTAAAGGTTGCCTTTGATGAAGGCGTTGAAAGTATCGGCACACGCTTATTGCCAATCATTGAATCACTTATCCGGATCATCATTGAAAAGGTTGTGCCAGGGTTTGAGAAGTTTGCAAAACTCTTTGATCCAATCAAGCAAGCCATTGACCGTAACAAGGAGTCCTTTCAGGCTTTGGGTAGTTTTATCGTGGACTACATCGTTCCAGTATTTACCGTTGCACTAGGCGGAGCAATTACATTTGTTGCCAAGATTGCTGCTGGTGTCGTGGACATCGTGGGCGGAGTCATTAACGTCATCCGTACTTTGGTATCTGGTGCCATCGATGGAATCAATGCTCTAATCAAGGCTTACAACGGAATACCATTATTGCCTAATATTCCAACAATACCCAAGCCATCATTTACTGCCCCTTCAGTCGCAGCTCCAAAAGTACCGACACCAACTTACACAGCCCCAACTTTGCCAAGTTCAGGCGGTACAGGTTCAGGTTCAACATCTGGTGGAGGTGGTGGAGGTGGTGCCGGCTCATTCAGAGCAGCCGTAGTTGCTGCAGGCAACGCAGCTGCTGATATTGGTTCTTTCAACGTTGGATCTTTCCGTAAAGCAGAGGCTGCCGATTCTGGCAATATTTACAACATCAACGTAACCGGAGCGCTTGACAAAGAAGGCGTAGCCCGCCAAATCGTCGAGATCATCAATGAATCAGCTGCTCGCGGTACGGGTGGAGTCGGAGGGTTCCAAATAGCATGAGCCAATGGACACCTGATTGGCGAGTAACCATTAATGGTTTTGGTGAATACACAAACTTAATTCTTAGCAACATGACCATAACAAGCGGTCGCCAAGATATCTACTCTCAGCCTTATGCTGGCTATTGCAACGTCGAGATCATTAACCTGGACGAGACACCGATTGAGGTCGATGTCAATAACCAGATCACAATCGAAGTTAAAGATTCATCCGGCGATTATGTGCCTTTGTTTGGTGGGTTCGTCTCAGACATCGACGTAACGGTCACCAAAGGCGGTTCTCAGACCGTTTCAGAGGTTATCCGACTAGTTGCCTTGGGTGCCTTGTCAAAGCTGCCTAAAGCGCTCACAAACGGCGTTTTAAGCAAGGATTTTGACGGCAACCAGATCTTATCAATCCTTACTGACTTATTGGTCAATAACTGGAACGAAGTCCCACCGGCTGAAACTTGGGCTGCATACAATCCAACAACAACCTGGGCTAATGCTGAGAACGTAGGGCTTGGCACTATTGACACGCCTGGCGATTATGAACTTACTTCTCGATCATCAGATTTGACCGATGCCTACAGCCTTGTTGCAGCTCTTGCTAACTCTGGGCTTGGCTACATCTACGAGGA